AGCGGCTGCCTTAGCTTTAGCTAATCCTACAGGTACATGGCCACAAGGCAAGGATATGATGATAAGAATTAAAGATGATGGTACTGCAAGAGCTATTACATTTGATACCAAATATAGAGCGATAGGTGTTACGTTGCCAGCTACAACTGTTATAAGTAAGACAACATATGTTGGCGTTATATATAACGCTACTGACGATAAGTTTGATGTAATTGGCGTAACTACTGAGGCATGAGTTATTACAACTTAATATCCTTAATGCCTAAGACTCCTGCAGTTGACCCAGATGCACAAGCATTCATAACAGCGGCTTCAATAACAGACCCTACACAACAAGCGGCAATTAATACTTTGGTAGTTGACTTGAAAGGGTATAATGTTTGGACTAAGATGAAGGCTTTGTATCCGTTTGTAGGTGGTACGGCGACTACTATGAAATACAATCTTAAAGACCCTCGCGACTTGGATGTAGCATTTAGATTGACATGGAACGGAGGATTAACATATAGTTCAACAGGTTTATTAGGTGGCGTTAATGGTTATGCAGATACTAAACTTTCACCTTCAAGTGTGTTAAGTTTGAATAGCACTCATATATCTTTTTATTCAAGAACTGATACATCTACATCTGAAAATGTTGAAATGGGCGTTAATGATATTAATAATAATAGTAGATTATTTATTGCTCCTAAATTTTCAGGTGCAAATACAGCATATCGAGCAGTTAACTCTGCACAAGCAGGTCCAGGAGCATCTCCAAATATGCAAGGGTTTTTTATAGCTTCAAGAGTTAATTCAACAGCTATGAAATTGTACCGTAATAGTTCTGTATTATTTAATGATTCAACTTCAAGCAATACATTAAATAGCACTAATATGTTCTTGTTAGCTTATAATAATCCAGGAGGATTTGATTATTATACAGATAGAGAATGTGCTTTTGCCTCAATAGGTGATGGACTTGATGACACCGAAGCAGCTAACTTTTACACAGCAGTACAAGCATTTCAAACAACTTTAGGACGTCAAGTATGAAACTAACAGATTTAACAAAAGAACAAAAGTTAACCTATGTAGGTTTACTAACAGAATTACAAAAAGACGAATTAGTAGGTCAATGGTATGCACCAGACTCATTTTTCAATCCTATCCAAGATTTGTCGGAAAATTGGGTAATATCAATTGAAGAAATGGAGCAGTGTGTAAATCCTGACTTTCTTTGGGTTAAAGACCTTGACTTGATTCCTTACGAACCAAAACCAACACCACCACCTTTTGAATAAAATCACTATATTTGTACTATAAATTAAATTAAAATGAAAAAATTAGAAGAACAAGATCTCAATAAATTGGTTGAGCTGAACAGAAGGTACAGAGACCTTAAGTTCGAAGTGGCTGATATCGAACTAACATTCGAACGTCTAAAAAGCCAGAAACTAACAGTAATAACAGAGCTTGAAATCGCAGTGCAAGAATTCTCTTCTTTTCAGAAGGACGTTCAAGAAAGATATGGCGCAAGCAATATTAATCTATTAACAGGTGAATATAATTAGAAAAATATCAGTTGGGCCAGACTACATGAAGTGCATGCACTACACAGTAGGTCAGAAGGTCTTAAACAGCGAGTATACGATCTATGCTATCAAGCTTGGTACCGAAGGGTACCAGGTTTGGATAGAGAGAGAAGGAGAGATCATATGCTGGAAGCAGTTTTCTAATACAATGCCAGTATCAGTAGAATACAAAATAGATTTTTAATATGAAGTCGCCATATTGCTTTATCATCAAAGCTGTTGATGGGAGGCGATATGATAACATCAGAAATTACGAAGGTAAGGAGTTCATCATAAGTTCATCCCAAGAAGATCACAAGGTATCAAACAGATTTGCTACCGTTATATCAACACCTATATATTACAACGGACCAATAAAACCGAACGATGTTGTTGTAGTCCATCATAACGTGTTTAAATTTTATTACGACATGAAGGGCAGACAAAAGAGCAGTTGGCATCACTTGACTGACGATCTGTTTATCGTTGAGATAGATCAAGTATATCTGTATTCCAGAGATGGAGGCAGATGGGCTGCTCCGTCTCCATTTTGTTTTATTCGTCCTATACCATCTGAAGACAAGATATTTAGTTCAACATCTGGACTTGAAGAACTGTGGGGTGAGTTGGTATTTAAGAACGAAGAAATGACAGAAGTCACTGAAGGTGACATCGTATCATTTACTCCAGACAGTGAATATGAGTTCAGAATAAATGAAGAAGTTTTATATAGAATGTACAATCGGAATATATGTCTAAAAAAATAGAAATATTAGAAGCTGCGAAGGTAGCCATAGATGAGCTTATAAAGGTATTAAGAGAGCCAATTATAACTAGATCTGAGGATGACATATCTGCTGATAAGTTAAAGAATGCTGCATCTGCAAAGCGTCTTGCATTTGAGGACGCACTTAGTATGTTACAAAAGATAGAGCAGGAAGAAAATGCAGAATCACCAAAGGCAGAAGTTACTCTTGGAAATAAGGGATTCGCTGAGGGTAGAGTAAAAAAGAAGTAAATACTTTTTACAAATAAATGTATAAATGGAAAATAGTCTTTACACTATAGTAAATAATCACATACACAAAACTGCATTAACAACAAAAAATGCAAAGAAATCTTGGACGTATGGTTATCATCCAGATTATGATCTAGTTGTGATATCAAGGGATGGTACTATAGGTGAAATATATGATATAAACGGTGTAAAGATTGCGCTTCCATCAGAACCAAGCTCATTACATAAAGGTTCAAACAAGTGGGTAGCAGAAGAATATCCATCAGAACTACAGAAGATAAAAACTGTATTTGATTGGAATAGAAAAGACAATACATTTAAATCAAAGTATGTAGATTATATAGAACAAGAGTTTGACAGAAGAGATTATGGGCATTGGTTTATGAATAACGGTAAGCCAACATATATAACTGGAACTCATTATATGTATTTACAATGGACAAAGATAGATATAGGTCTTCCAGAATTTAGGGAATCTAACAGAATATTTTATATATACTGGGAAGCATGCAAGGCTGACAACAGATCTTTTGGTATGTGTTACCTAAAGAACAGACGTTCTGGTTTCTCATTTATGTCGTCTGCTGAGGTCTGTAATACTGCAACTTTAGCAAAAGACGCTAGAGTAGGTATACTGTCAAAGACTGGTAGTGATGCCAAGAAGATGTTTACAGATAAGGTAGTACCCATTGTAAGAAACTATCCTTTCTTCTTCAAACCTATACAGGACGGTATGGATAACCCGAAGACTGAGTTAGCGTTTAGGGTTCCAGCAAGTAAGATCACTAGGAGAAACATGGATGAAGAAAAGACTGAAGATATTGAAGGTCTTGATACAACTATTGACTGGAAGAATACAGCAGACAACAGTTATGACGGTGAGAAATTACTGATGCTTGTTCACGATGAGTGTTACGACCCCGAAACAAATATACTTATGTCTGATTTTAAATTTAAAAAAATAAAAGACATTAATATAGGAGACAAGGTAATTGTTGAAGGAGGTATTATTAAAACGGTTGTTAAGAAAACATCTGGAATAACAGAAAAATATTTAGTTAGTCAACCTTATGCTAAAGATTATGTAGTAACCAAGAATCATAGATTATTATTCAACAGTTATGGTAAAGGAGAAGTTATAATGACTCCAGAGGAATACATAAATAGTTCTAATTGTTTAAAAAGGCATATAACAAGAGTAGCTTCAAAAGGAATAGAATCAGAGGATTGTTTTGATGGAATACCTCCTTATTTATTAGGTCTTTGGTTAGGTGACGGAAGAAGTAACTCATTTACTATACTTGTTAATAAAACAGAGGAGCCTGAGATACTTGATTATCTAGGAAAGATGTCTTTAATGATGAATATAGATTTCGAATTAAAAAAATCTACATCCGATAAAATAGTTGAATTCTCATTCAAAGGAATAAATAAAGAACTTAAAAAAATAAATGTATATAAAAACAAACATATACCAGAAGATTACATAAAATCATCAATAGAGTCAAGATTACAACTTTTAGCTGGTATAATAGAAACAGATGGATATTGCGATAAGAAAAAGAAATCTATAGAGATAGGAATGAGTAGAAAAGATTTGGTGGAGCAAATTAGATTTATAGCGCTTTCTTGCGGATTATCATGTAGTAATATCTCTCACAAAAAAAGTAAT